CAAAGTTACAGTAAAACAAATACTACCAACCGAAAATGAAGTGTATTTTACCGAATATCTGTTGATACAAAATCAACAAATAACAGAATATACAACAAATCCGCTATCTCAAGTTTCTACTTCTTTAACAAAATATGAAATAATAGTTTCTGTTAAAGATGAAGAAGATAATACTACAACTAAATCAGAAATAGTTACATTATCATCAAATGCACCACAAGCAACAATAACAGAATTTGAACCAATTCTTGTTGAAATAGTAAATTATCCAACATCAAAAAATGTAGGACCAATTATAGTTTCTGCATCGGATCCTGATGGTGGATCTATAACATCTTACTTGTTTTCTATTGATTCAAATACAGCAAATGTTGATGCAGTTTTGACAGAATCAGGTAATCAAGCAAATCTCGATGTTACCATTAACGAAGATGATCCAAATCAGTTTGTTATTGTTGTTAAATGTTTAATTACTGATGATGAAGGAGAAACTTCTTCTGTTAGTACAGCAATTCAATTTATAAAAGATTTAAAACCAGTATTTGATGTATTTTTCGAACCCGGAATTGGAACAGATTGGACAGGAACACCAAATTCTAATTATCCAACAGCAGGTTCTATTGGAACAAATGTTATTACTAAAATTAGAATTCCAGAAAATCAAGGAAATCTAAGAGTTAATGTAAATAAAAGTTTATACAAAGAACTAAGTGCTGGAGTCTGGAACAATACTCCAGAGTCATTGGAAGTAATAGAAAATACGCAAATATTAAGTCAAGCAAATGAATTGACTATACCAATAGGAAATTCTATTTCTGGAATAACTGCTGGAATATATGTAATATCTGCAACAGTAAGCGAAGAACCACATACAAGTTTTAATACGTCTTCAAAAGTAAAAGCAATAAAAATTACAAATAATGGGCCAACAATAACATCAGTAAGTGACCCACAAACAATAACACTTGCAGTAAGTGATCCACCATTGCAAGTTGGAACTCCTGGCACTTTTAAAACAGCAACATTTGAAATGACGGGAATCGATCAAGATGGATCATTTGATACTTTAAATGGAGTCTTTGCTCCAAGACTTTTGCCACTTACTTCTCAGCAAACTATTTCTTCCGGGTTTGTTTCCAGTGTAAATTCCGTTCAAAAAACAAATAATACATTTTCTCAAACTTGGAAATTTTTTGCAGAGGGTCAATATGAAATCGAATGTATTCTTTCTGACTCTTATTTGTATACCGACACGGAAACAACATCTCTTAATATTCTGAGAAGTGGTGCTCCTGTTATTGGAAATATAAGTTCCAATTTTACTATTTTTCCAGATACAACATTTACAGTAACTGCATCAAATATAACAGATCCGGATAATGATTCACTTTCCTATAGATGGGTTTTAACTAAAGAAAATAATGGCCAAGTATTCGAATCTATTCCCGCGTCTGGTTATTTGCCTTTGAGTGGAAATACTATTTCATATACAAAAACGAATGGTTTGGGTGGAAATAGTAGTGGACTTGATAATGTACCATTTACTGAAAATTTTTATGTTGATTTATTTGTTCGTGACTCATTAAATAATGAAACCACAAAAAGAACTATAGTCACAATAAATTCTCTAACACCAATACTTTCTATAAATTATAATCCAGAAATATCTCTTCCATTTTACAAATTTGCAGATTCTTCTGGAAATTTATTAAACTCACCGTTTCAAATTAATTGTCAAATTACTGCATCAGATCCAGATGGAGGATCACTTGGAACTTATACTACCAGAATTAATGCTTCTCTAACAAATGTAACAGCACAAAACACCACAACACCAATATTAAATTTTACAAAAACTGGATCCTACTCTATTTCACACACAGTAAGAGATAATGAAATACAAAGAGGAGTAGTAACAAATAATATAATTGTAAATAGAAATTTGCCTCCAGTTGTCAGTATGACAAATAATCCAACATCAATTGATGTTTCTTGTAGCGAGTTTCCAAAAGATATTGTTATCGAATCTGATGTCGAAGATGATATCACTTTATTTACAAGTTTAATAAATCCACTAATAACTCCTGTTTCTTGGCCAACAAATTCAGAACCTACATTAGTTGGTTCGTTGAGTACTATTTCAGATTCACTGAATAATAAAAAAGGAAAAATTAGAGGAACATTTAGAATACCAAAAGAGGGAATATATACATTTTCTAGTTCAATAACAGAACTTGGAATTGGGGAAAGTGGTTCTCAAATTTCAAATACTGCAACCCATACAATCAATGTACAAAAAATTTCTTTAGGGTTTCCATCTCTTACCCAACCAACGGTTCAGGTTTTATCTAATCCAACTACTAATAATATTATTATAAATGTTAATGTTTTGTATCCAAACGGTCATCTTGTTGCCGCAGCAGTTATAGACGCTGGTGATACTCTTTCTACAGTATTAACACAATATGATATCATAGATCAAAGTATAAGTATTCCTGATGGATTTGTGGGTGTTTACTCCATAACACTCCGACCAAAAAATTCAACAACTCCAAATGGAGTATATAAATTAGCACTAAATCTTAGAGATTTATGTAATAATTCAACACAACAGCAATTTGATGTCTTACAAATACAAGACTCAGTTCCAACTGTTCAAATAACAAATCCATCACAATCTAGTGTTTCTTTGGATTTACCAATTTCACTAAATCTAACAGCAGTAGGAACAGATCCAGATGGAGGAATACTAACATATAATTGGTCTTTGAGCGGACCAAGCACAACTTTTAACTTTAGCACAAACAATTCTTCATCTGCAAATCAAACAGTTCTTTCTAATTTGAATAAAGAAGGAACACATATAATAAGTGTGTATGTAAAAGATGCAAACAATGTCGAATCATCAGTTGCTACAAGAACATTAATTGTCGGAGATCCAGAACCAGATGCACACGCAGGACCCGATCAACCATTTACATTTGCGTCTTCGACAGTATTTCCAAAAACGTTCCAGTTAACTGGATCTGGAACAGATCAAACTGGAGGATCCATTTCTGCATATACATGGAGAATAATTACAAATCCGGAAAATGCTGCCTCTTTAAATTCTACAACCATTTCAAATCCTATAGCAACAATAAGTAATTTTGGAACATATACATTTGGACTAATCGTAACAGATAATAACGGAAATACGTCAGCAGAAGATACTGTAGATATTATATTGAATTCTGATGCTCCGCCGACAGTAACATTAAATACTTCATCCACAAATATTACTCTTCCAACAAATAGTGTTACATTGACTGCAACCACTTCATCCGATGTCCAAACTTTAACAATAAATGAAACTAGCGGTTTTGGTGGTTTAACAATAACACCAATTCAAAATGGTCCAACAACTTGGACGCGAACTATAAGTGGATTCAAAACGAACTCAGATGGAACTACAAGACAATATTCGTTTACTGCAACAGCAACTGACGATTTTTCGCAAAGCATAACATCAGATTCCGTTTCAGTTGGAGTAAATAATCAAGTACCAACGGCGCAAGTATTTTTACCTTCAATTCTAATTAATAATGTAAATTTTAATAATCCTTATAGTTTTGGTATTACTGGTTTTGCAAATGATCCAGATGGAGGTTCATTAACTTCGCCTATATTTACATGTGATGCATTTCCTTCTACTTATACTGGAAATATATCATTTACAAATCCAACAATATCATCTACAAGCAGCGCAGGAACAACATATAGTTCAACTTGTACTTTAGGACCAAGATTAATTCCTAGTGGAACAGCTAGCGGATATACTTTTTCTTTTAGAATAACAGATGATGAAGGTCAGACTGTAATATCTTCAGGAAAAAACTTAGCATTTGCAAATTCTACTCCAACTATAACAGAAACGACTAGAACATTAGTTCAAAATTTTGAGTTACCATCATTTAATACAAGTTTATTTAATATAACACCAAACGATGTAAACGACCCCGCAGGGCCTTTCACCTTTAGTTGGCTTGCAAGTTCTTCAATAAGACCCACAGGGGCAGGAACTCCAAACATTCAGATTCCATCATCAAGTGATGGAAAAACTGATGTATTTTTTACAGATCCGCAAATAGGTGGAACATATGGATTTACTTTAATAGTAAGGGATCCAAATTCACTTGGAACCTCAAGATCTTATACTATAAAAAGAAATGTAATACCAACTATTTCTATAACAAGTCCAGCATTGGATACATCTATTACACTTCCAATAAATCAGATTTCTTTTGCAACAAATGCGACAGATTCTGATGGTGAAATTTCCTCATATTCTTGGTCTAGTTCTCCTTCTGCAAATGTTTCTTTTAGTAATACAGTAGTATCAAATCCAACAGTAACATTTGCAGCGGCAGGAACATACACAATTTCTGTTATTGCAATAGACAATAATGGGAGACAATCACAATCCGCAAGCAGAACAATAACTGTAAACGCAAATCCCGCACCAAGTATTAGTAGTTTTACTGCAACCCCAACATCAGTAACTATATCAGACGGTTCTGCTGGTACATCATTAACTGTAAGTGCTACTGATCCTAATTCTCAACCATTAACATATAATTTTACACAAACTTTGCCTGCTTCTCCACTAGCAACAATAGTAGCCGGTTCTGGTACTAGTGCAAACACAGCAACAGTTTCTGGAATGACTGTTCCTTCTTCTTCCTCCACCACCCCATCAAGTAGAACATATACATTCAAAGTTGATGTTTCTGATGGAACAAATACAGCATCTTCTACTACAGATGTTGTGGTTAATAGTAGTGCCCCAGAAATTATTAATTTAGTAAATCCAGCAGCAGCAACTTGGACAGGAACAAATCAAAATATTCAAATTGGAAACGGAGCATCAGTAAGTGATCCAGATGGTGGTACTGTTACGACATCATGGACACAGGTAAGTGGTCCATCAACACCAACTATTCTTGCTCCAACTTCTGTGCAAACAAACATTAGAAATTTTCAATCTGCTGGAATTTATGTTTTTAGATTAAAAGCAACAGATAATGAAGGAACTTTCGATGAAGAAGATGTAACTGTTACTTTAAATGCAGCACTTACTCCAACATTTGACACATTTCCAAATAACACTGTATTTAACAACAATACATCGACAAATCAATCTTTGAGTGTTTCTATATCTAATGCAAGTTCAGCAGCAAATCAAACGACAGTTGGTCCAGTAACAATAACAACTTCAGTAACACCTAGTGGTCCAACAATAACTCCTCCGGCTGGTCAAATTACAAACACTACCAATAATTCTATTACAATTTCAAATATACCAAATATGGTCGCTGGTACAGATTATACAGTTAGTGTTACTGCAACTGCTGTTTCAACAAGTGCAACTTCTAATAGAACATTTACTATAAGAAGAAACGCTTTACCAATTACACCAGCAATTACTGGAAGTTCCACCGCACAGCCTGGTTCTCGAATTACATTTGGTATAAACGGTGGAGCAGCAACCGATTCGGATGGAACTATTTCTTCCTATAAATGGACAGTTACACCAACTACGGGAGTAGTACCACCAACATTAACTAATAGCACATCTGTTGGTATTACATTTAATACTGTGGGAACTTATGGTGTAACTTATAGCGCAACAGATAATAATAACGAAACATCCATATCATCTCAGTTTACTGTAACAATAACAAATCCACCATCAGACCCTTGTTCTTTGGTAAATTATAGCTATAATGTAAATGGCGCAAATATCGGACCAATCGGTCAAAGATTTTTATATAATTTAATAGTTCCAAATAATAAAGTTTGGGGAACACATGTAAGAGCTAGTGATTGTGCTGCTGTTTCAAATAAACAAACAGCAAGTGCTCCAGATTACAATGATGGTATTGCTCCATATAATGACAGATTGGCTGGTTATAAAAACCTTAGTTCCTCCAATCCACTTAAATCTTTTTGTAGAAGACTCCAATCACCAGCATCGAATACTAATAATACTGCGGTAGGTTATACAGCAGTTCCACATTCAAATTTTCCATATGCAAGATCAAATTTAACTCTATCTCCTTCTGGTGCTTTTATTGAATTATTTCCATATAATGAAGGTTCTGTCACCAGCGATGGAAATAGAATAGGAGGTGGTGGATACAAGGTTAGTAGACCCTATGATTTATCTTTATCATTCGATACAAGAACAATAATAAATGTAAATAATGATCTTGTTCAAAACTTTTTGACAGTTGATGCCAAAGAAAATTATATTAATTTTTATAATGATAATGGTGGAGGAAATGCTGGTTTAATTGAAGCAGGAAAATTTATTAATGATTTGGATTGGCTAAGAACTATAGTTAGAACAGACGAAGCAATTCCATTTATTTATCGTTGTTCTTGTTGGGACAATACAACTGATAAATTAGTTTATACAAATTGGCAACAATATACAAATAATACAAGTCAAAAATATAATTTAACTTGTCCTTCGGGAAGCACTAGAAAACCGATATCGTTAATAGTAGTTCGTTATAGAATAGAAGATGCATACGTTCCATCGACTGTTTCTCCTCCCAATGGACCTGGTGGGCCGACTACAACTTGTCATAGTGCTTTGGATTCATCATTCAATGCTGCACTTTTAACAACAGACATTACTGCATATTATGCTTCATTTAATCAAAGCACTTCAAAAACGAATGGCACAGAACAGCAATGCAAACTAGCAACAGGACCATATAGACTTGTAAAATATACGGTAAATTTGTCAGATCAATCATCATCTGAACCAAAAAATAGAAAATCTTGTACTAATGGAATTCCCGGCACTTGCGAACAAGCTGCAAGTAATGCAGGACAAAGTTACAAAATTTTGCAATATGGAAATGTAACATCTAATACATCTTCTGACGATATTTTGCAATTTTACTGGGAACAAATTCCTGAAGGATGTCCATCGACTGCAACAAATTGTTTTACTCCGACTACTTTGCAAAATTCTGAATTATGGACAAAAGAAAGAACATACGCACAAACAAAAGAAAATTTACAAACACCTATTGGATTGACTCAATTTAATAGTTGGGCTCCACCAGAATGGATATGTCTCGCAGATTGCGAAGATCCAAATTTCCATGTAGGTAATTCATTATCAAATCTTTGTATCTTTGATATGATTCAGGGGTGTGCTCCGCCGGCCGGATTTATAGGCGACCCACCTCCACTAACCGATGCAAATGGAAACGAAAACCTAATTTGGATTAAAATATATAATAGTGAGGATTCTACACAGTACGAGTGCGTTCCTGTTCTATATGATAAAGCTTTACTGGCACAATACGAACTTTGCGAGGAATAAATGGCAATACAATTCAGAACAAGAACAAAGAGCAGTATTGATTACTCCACTGATTTAAAATCAACCGGAGTATGTTGTGAAGTTAATGGAACAAAAACTCAAAAAACACTATTAGAATGTTTTCAAATAGGTGGAAATTTTCAATATGGAAATATCGATGAAGTAACATGCCCAACCGCAGGAGAAATTGGATGTTGTTGCGCGTGTAACGCAACATTTGCTAGAAATTATAATATTGATGGAGATTATGTTGTTAGTTGCGGTGAAGCAGACACAACAATAGAAGGTCTTCAGAATACGACAAAGTGTGAGTGCGACAGACTTGGTGGTAAATGGACATCAGGTGCATGTCCAACTAGTACAATGAGCGTCCAAGGAGCAAGATCTAGGTGTTTAACTGATGCATTTGATGGTTGTCAGGTTGATGCAAGAATACCAAGAGCATGTTGCTATATGCAAAGAGATGAATTGAATGTTCCTATTGGTATAACCTGTCAAAATGTTTGTAGAAGTGCGGATTGCGTTGGATATACTTTATCAAGCGAACCTGCAATTTTTTCAAAAGAAAAAATATGTAATGGCACACTTGGAGGTAATCCTGCACAAAATTGCAGTGCTAGTAAGTTTGCTAGTTTGATAACAACAAATACAGAATTATTTGAAGATTTTGAATATGGATCTTGTTTTGATTTACAAAAAACAAATGGTGCATATTCATATGAATGCAAATTCACAAACGAATCTTCGTGTGATGGTTACTGGACAGCAATGTTGGGTGATATGAAAGTTTGTAACCATGCATATGCACCACAAGTTCCAGTAAAATCGGGGAGTAGAATAATAGAACCAGAAGCAATGTCTGAACTTGCATTTGATTCTCTTGAATTAAATATTGGTTCTTTCTATAAAGGCGGAATTTATATTGGAAAATATGAACCGGGATCTCCGATAACAGCATCTGGGTCTGATCTATATGGATCAGAACCTTCCGAACAAAATGCACACAGTCTAAAATCAAGTGCATCTTCTAAAGGTGAAAAACAAAACAAAAAATGGATTTTATTAGTTGAACCAAAAATTTATACAACTTCTTTCTTGGACTCAACTGAAGTATTGCAAACAGCATATACTAATTTATCCAAATACGATGGTTTTTACAATTTCTATGGTGATAATAAAACATTCAATGGAATAAAAAGCAAATTAACAAATACAATTTGTGGAAAAAACAGAAAATCATTTGTTGATTTTTATGTTCCATCTTTACAGGAATTGGAGTTTTTCACAAATCAATATAAAACCTATGCGTATAGTATTCAGCAGTACTTTATTCCAAAGGGAGCGTTTATGACCTCTACGCTTTATAGGGATAAGCTGCTTTATTCTCAATACCTGTCTTTGTATGATAGTACAAACTATGGAAGAGTGGTATTATCAACTCTTACTACTAAACTTTCGATACTGTTTTTTAGAAGAATTTTATTGACATAAATAGAAATGGAGTTATATTATGGGGTGCAATTGTAGGAAAAATAATATGAATAATAATGAACCTGAATTTCGCAAAGATGAAATAAAAGAACAAAATACTTTATCAAAAAAGATCAGCATGGTTCAGAGTTTTGCTACTGCTTTGACTTCTCGCGGTCTTAAAAATGAAAAAGTAAACAAACCAACAAAACAACTTAGAGTATTGAGTTGTTTTGGAAATAAAAACCAAGGTGGAGAATTACCTCCCTGCGAATATCTAAAGGAAAGCACGACACCCGGAAAGCATTTCTGTGGTGGTTGTGGGTGTGGAGATAAAAAAGGAACATGGTTGGTGTCCAATGGTGAAGAATATAGCAAATTGGATTACCCAAAGTTAAATTGTCCTCTCCAAATGCCCGGATTTACAAATTATAAGGCATCTAGTCCAGAAGAAGCAGTTTCTCCGATTACACGAAGATATTATATTGAAAATATATCTTATAAAGATCTGGAAAAAATACCAGTGAGTACTCACGAACCTCCGGCAAATAAACCAGAGGAACAACCAAAACAATAATAAAACAAAATCTCCTTATAAATAAGTAAGGAGATTTTTAAATGGCAATTAATTCAAGAGAAACAATAATAGACTACGCCCTAAGAAACTTGGGTCATCCTGTCATTCAAATAAATGTAGACTATAAGCAATGCGAAGATCGTCTTGACGAAGCTCTTGAATATTTTGCCGAAAGACACTTCGATGGAGTCGAGAGAGCGTATTTTAAATATCAACTAACACAAACAGATATAACAAATGGATATATCGAAACTGCAAATATCGGTCCAACAAATGGAGTCGGGGGAGATGGGCCTACAGGAAATGATATATTAAGTGTAGTAAAAATATTCCAATTTGGAAACTTAACAACTGTAGATATGTTTGATATTCGATATCAACTAGCTTTGACTGACTATTTTGGTATCAATAGAGGCCTTGCTGGATCGCCGTCAATGGGTCTTGCATCATATGATTCGGCAAAAAGATATATCAAATTAATTCAAGATTTTTTCCAACCAGAGAAAAGAGTAGAATTTAGTAAAGTCACAAATAGAATTCATATTCTTGGAAGAAAAGCAGATTTAATTGTTGGTCAATATGTTGTTATCGAAGCGTTTGTATTGTTAGATCCACAAAAATATACAGAAATATATAACGACCGTCTATTGAAAAAATACCTAACAGCCCTCATAAAAAGACAATGGGGAGCAAATATGGCAAAATATGACGGCGTACAGCTCCCTGGCGGTATAACGCTAAAGGGAGCAGCAATATACCAAGAAGCACAAGCCGAAATACAAGCACTTGAGGCAGAACTTCTTACATCGTATGAATTGCCCGTAGATTTTATGGTAGGATAATAAATGGCAGTTAATCCATTCTTTCGTGACAGCACAGCAGAACAAAGATTACTCAACGATTTGACTATAGAGACAATTCGTGCAATGGGTAGAGATATGATTTACATACCAAGAAACTATGTAAATTTAGATGAATTGTTTGGCGAAGATATTCAAAACAAATTCACAGACGCATATGCAATAGAAATGTATATTAAAAATGTCTTGCAATTTGATGGACAGGGTGATGTTATCAGTAAATTTGGAATTAACATTACCGATAGAGTTTCTTTAGTTTTATCAAAAACACGGTTTGAACAAGAAATAACAACCAAAGATTCTGAAATAAAATATCCAAGAGTTGGTGATCTTGTTTACTTTCCTTTAAGCAATTCTTTGTTTGAAATAAACTATGTAAACAAAAGAGATCCATTTTATCAATTTGGAACACTAACAACTTATACACTAGAATGTGAACTCTTCTCCTATAGCAATGAAGAAATTACCACAGGTATAAGCGATATTGACACGATAGAGGATGATCGAAAAGAATACGCTCTTAAAATGTTTATTGGAGTTACTGCACAAGATCCCGTATATGGATATTATTATGCAGGAGAAACCTTATATCAAGTTTCTGGTATAAGTGGTGCAGGAGCAACATTGGCAAACGCAACAGCAACAGCAACACTAGTAGAGCAAACAGACGGAATTACTTACGATATTTTGTATCTTGGAAATGTTTCTGGAACCTTTGTTACTGGTTCTGGACAGACAATTAAAGGAGCAAACTCTGGTGCTGAATTCCAAGTACAACAAACTACTACTACAAATGTTCTTATACAGAAAGATCCAACGAATACAACCTCTGCTGATAAAGACAACGATATTTTGCAATTCAAAAACACAAGCGGATCAATTTTCGACTTCACAGAAACAGATCCATTCTCGGAAGGTAAATATTAATGTTTGGAATAGACTCAAGTTACTATAATGAAAGTATAAGAAAGCTCGTAATAGCGTTTGGTTCGATATTTAATGAAATTTATTTATCTAAATTTGATGCATCTGGAAATGTTACAGAAAAAGTAAGAGTTCCAATAACATACGGTCCAAAAGAAAAATTTGTTCGTAGATTGAGGGAAGATAGTACAATAACCGATAACGCCCATGTTCAAATTACATTACCGAGGTTTGGATTTGATATAACAACATATTTGTATGATCCGACAAGAAAAATAAATAAAATGAAAAAAATTGTCAGTGAATCCAATGGAACTGAAAGTTCAATGTGGGCCGAAGTTCCATATAATATAAATTTTGGTTTATATCTTTTTACCAGAAATGTTACTGATAATTTACAAATAATTGAACAAGTATTGCCAAATTTTTCTCCAGACTTTACAGTAACATTAAAAATGAATAAATTGGCAACAAAGGTAGACATTCCGATTATTTTAAACTCGGTCGCGTCTAATGAAGATTATGAAGGTGATTTTGGAAACAGAAGACTGCTAACGACTGTTTTTGATTTTACTGCAAAGGCATATGTTTATGGTCAAATCAAAGACAGAACACCACTTTCAATCGAAACATCTGAAGTTAACTTTTTCGATGGTTTACTGGGATCGACCGCAAGTCCTTCAAACTTCCTAACAGATTTTGGTTGGACAGGAGACTCTGCAACTGGAAGTACAACAAGTACAAATGGATCAAGTGTAATATGAGGTATATAATATGTCTGAAGAAAAAATATCAAAAGCTCTCGAAATAAAATACGAAGGTTCTGAAAAACCAAAGGAAGCAGTTGTAGATAAAAAGCAACTTGCACAAATGAAAAAAGAAAGAAGAGAGCAACTTCTTAATACAGATTTTGATACTGCCAGAGATGGAATAAAAGATCTTATTAACACAGGTATGGATGCTGTTGATGGAATAATGAAAGTTGCTATTGCAGGGGATCAACCAAGAGCATACGAAGTTGCTGCAACTCTTCTTAAAACTCTTAGCGATATGAATAAAGATTTGCTTGAGATACACAAACAAGCAAATGAAGCAGAAAAAGAAAAAATATCGGTAAAGAACACAACAAACAATTCAATATACGTTGGTTCTACAACTGACTTGCAAAATCTATTAAATAAATCGAGAAGTCAATTTAAATCAGATTCCGAAGACGATACTGTAATAGATGTAGAAAGCGAAGAAGATGCCAGTTAAATACAACAGAAAAGGTTATTTAGGAAATAAAAACTTAAAACCAGTTGGCGTAAAAATAGACTTCACCAAAGATCAAGTTGAAGAATATTTAAAATGCGCCAATGATCCATTATACTTTGCAAAAAATTATATTAAAGTTGTATCTCTAGACTCGGGCGTTGTACCTTTTGATTTATATGACTACCAAGAAAAAATAGTAGAAACATTAGCAAAAAATAGACACGTTATTTGCAAACTCCCCAGACAATCTGGAAAAACAACAACAGTTGGACCTGGTTATCTTCTTGGAAAAGCATTATTCAATCAAAACATGAATATTGCTATTCTTGCAAACAAGCAATCTGCGGCAAGAGAAGTTCTTGCAAGAATTAAAATGGCATATGAATACTTGCCCCTATGGATGCAACAAGGAATAGTTGAATGGAATAAGCATTCAATTCAATTAGAGAATGGTTCTAGAATAATTGCAGCTGCTACGAGTTCAAGTGCCGTCCGTGGTGGATCTTTTAACATTATTCTTTTGGACGAGTTCGGTCACGTTCCCACCAATGTCTCTGAAGAATTTTTCAGTTCAGTTTATCCAACAGTAACATCTGGTCAGACTACTCAAGTTATTATTATTTCGACACCCAACGGATTGAATATGTTTTATCAATTCTGGAAAGGTGCAATCAACCACAAAAACGAATATGTGCCTATTGAGGTGCATTGGAGTCAAGTTCCAACATATCCCGGTGGACCTCTCCGCGACGAAGAATGGAAAAGCAAGACAATACAAAACACATCCGAAAGGCAATTTCAACAAGAATTCGAGTGTGATTTTATTGGTTCTAGCAATACTTTAATATCCTCTACCAAATTAAATAGTTTGTATTGGAAACAACCTTTAATTAAAAATAAAGATGGATATTGGATTTATGAAGAACCAATAAGACATCAAAAAGAAGAAGATAATGTAGTAAAAGATCATGTTTATTTCATGACGGTGGATACATCCAGAGGACAGGGAAAAGATTATAGTGCAATTGTTGTATTAGATGTCACCCAAACCCCATACAAAATAGTCGCAAAATATAAAAATAATATAATTTCACCATTGGTTCTGCCATCAATAGTTCGATCAATAGGCAAAAAATATAATAATGCGTATTGTTTAGTCGAAGTAAATGATATTGGTGGTCAGGTTGCTGATATTTTGCATAATGATTTAGAATATGAAAATTTGATTAAAGTAAATGTTTTAGGAAGAAAAGGACAAATAATTAGCGAATTTGGTCGATCCCAACAAATGGGTGTTCGAACAACAACAATTGTTAAGAAATTAGGATGCTCTGTTCTTAAAAATTTAATAGAACAAGATAAATTAATTGTCGAAGATATTGATGTTATTGACGAACTAACAACTTTTATAGCAAAAAGGAATAGTTTTGAAGCAGATGATGGTCACAATGATGATTTAGTAATGTGTTTGGTATTTTTTGCATGGGCGACTAGACAAGATTTTTTCAAAAATTTAACAGATTTAGATGTTCGTCTGGAAATGTATAAAAATGAAATAGAAAAAATAGAATCAGAAATTATGCCTTTTGGTTTTTTTGACGATGGAACACCAGAAACCCAAAAATCAGAAAAAATTGGCGAAGATTATTGGATTCTTAGCGATAAACCATTAAAAAAGGTCGAATTTGATACGCCAATTGATATGAAATTATGGTTTTGATCAAAACCCAGAAAACAATATATAATTTAAGACATATTCTAATACGATCAAGGAGAAGAAAAAATGGCAAGACCAAATGTTACAATAAGAATAGTGGATGAATCGCTTTCGCCTCCATTTGGCGAAGTTTTAGGACCAGCAAGAGG